GCTCGCATGGCTGACGCGGCTGGCGAGGAAGTCGTTCGTGTGTCGGATCAGTGCGGTCCAACAGTTCGCAAAGCGCTGACGAGTTCAGACCGTGAGCTCAAGGCAGTCGTGGTAGAGAACAAGGAAACAGTTACCCACGTCGTTGATCGGTACGAAAAGTACGACAACCTCGCGGGTTATTGGGACCCGCACAAACGGCAGCTCGTGATCGCCGGTCGGCGAGAAGGCGGGCTGGGTTTGACCGATTATGAACTCGGGGGATGGCACGTTGATCCTACGGTGCGAGGCGTCACTCGGCATGAGATGGGCCACGCGGTACAAGACTTTATTGCTCAGAAGTCTTCACGGGGCGCTGAGTTCACACGAGAGTTGAAGGCGCTCCATCATAAACTCGACGGCACCTATACGCTGAGTGATATACTTAGTGTGTACGGCCGTTCAGATGAGCAGGAGATGTTCTCTGAGATGTTTTCCGTGTTTACGCACCCGGAGTACGGGCGAGCCTTACCGAAGCTCGATCCGCGTATGCATAAGTTCATGAAGAAATGGATGGCATTCTAAGATGTTGAAAGAACCCAACTGCTCTAAGCGTCGGTGCAAGCATCTTACCGGCGTCGTAAAAGCGGACGGCACTGAACGCACAGAACGACCTGCGTGCCGGGCGTTTCCGAATGGCATTCCGAATAAGATTGCCTACGGCGACGATCCGCATACCAAGCCCGTCAACGGCGACGGAGGAATCCAGTATGAGCAAGAGTAGATTCATGGAACCGTTGATGTTCGAGGAGATCGATGAGGACAACGTCATCGACGTTGATTCTACGTCATACGCTGCGGGATGGAAAGCGTATGAGGACGGTGAAGAGTTCGATGAGGATGAAAACGCTTCTTGGCAAGCAGGATGGCTGCAAGCTGAGGAGGTAGACGATTCACTCTAGCAGCAGGATGCATGTTGGTTTATGCGTCGGTGATCGACGCCCATGCGGCGTGATGCCGTAAGGAGATGAAGCGATGAGTTTGAAGGCACGTTTGACCGCGGATGAGTTCGAGAGTTTGAGTGACGAGGTTAAAAAGCACTACGTCAAGGGCGACGGTGATGTGTACCAGTTGTCCGTTGATGCAGTGGGCGGTCTGCAGCTCGCGGACGTTGGCAAGCTGCAGAAGGCGCTGTCGGCTGAGAGAACCAAGGTGAAAGACCTTGGTACTCAGCTGCAACCGTACCGCGACCCGGAGTCTGGCGATCTGATTGATGCGGAAGCAGCGCGTGATGCGATGTCCCGTATCGCGGAGATCGGCGACGACGCCACTGTCGACGAGAAGGTGCAGCAGACGCTGGCTGTGAAGGAGAAGCAACTGCAGGACAAGTTCAAGGGTGAACAAACCCAGCTCGTAAAGAAGTACGAGGACGCTCAGAAGTCGCTCGACGAGCAGAACAAGCAGTTGCTTACTCAGCTCCAGCAGTCACTCGTTGATCAGGCGGCAGTGAAGGCGATTGCTGACGCCCAGGGTTCCGTTGAGCTATTGCTTCCGATCGTTCGCACAAGTGCGCGGATGGTCAAGGACGACTCGACGGGGCAGTTCACGGTGCGGATCGTGGACGATCAGGGAACGGAACGACTGAGCCAGAAGGCTGGCACGGGCACCGAACCCATGCAGATCGCCGAGTTCGTCGAGCGACTCCGAGAGGACGAGCGGTACGGACGTGCTTTCAACGCCGATGGCACCAGTGGGAGCGGTGCGAGCGGCGAGAGTGCCGGATCGAAGCCATCTTCGCGAGCCCATACCTTGTCCTACGTTGACGCGCAGGACCCGGTGAAGTATCGGAACGCGAAAGCGGCGGCTGAGAAAGCGGGGACTACGCTTACCGTGCAGGCCCCGCCGAACTCCGGCATGGCTCAGGGTTAAGCTCCTAGAATGAGAGACATCAGTTATGGCTAACACGCTTGGGTATTACAACCCGGTATTCTACGCGCAGGAAGCGCTGATCCAACTGGAGAACGCGATGGGCATGGCGTCTCGCGTTCACCGCGGGTACGAGGAAGAGCGTCGCTCCTACGAGCGGGGCGAGTACATCAACATCCGCCGGCCCAGCACGTTCACCGCGGCCAACGCGCCCAGCACCGCGGCCGACATCACGACCGAGTCCGTCCAGATCCAACTGGCGTACTGGCGTGAGGTGAAGTTCAAGCTGACGGACAAGGAATTGGCGTTCACGTCCGAGAAGATCATCGAGGACCACATCCGCCCCGCGGCCGTGGCTCTTGCCGATGACGTGGACTCCAAGCTCGTGGCCTTGTACAAGGACATCCCGTGGTACGCTACGCTGGCCACGACCACTGCGGTGACGGACATCACCGGCCCGCGGAAGGTCATGTTCGACAACAAGGCGCCGGTTCGCGATATGGCGAACATGCATTACATGATCGACGGCGCGTTGGAAGCGAACTTCCTCGGCCTGTCCGCGTTCTCGCAGTACCAGGGTGCTGGGCCCGCCGGTGCCGACACGCAGCGCGCCGGTTCGCTGGGCTGGAAGTACGGCGTCGAGGTGTTCGCCAACCAGAACACCCCGTCACACACGGCCGGTACGTTCTCGTGCGCTGCGCCTCTGATCAAGACCGCCGTGGCTGCTGGCGCTTCAGCCGCAACGTTCGACCACGCGTCGGCTCTGACCGGTACGTTGGTCGCCGGCGATATCTTCTCCGTGGCGGGCAGCACGCAGAAGTACGTGGTCACTGCGACGGCTACCGCCGCCTCGAACGAGATCACCGTCGCGTTCAGTCCTCCGGCCGCGGCTATTATGGCTGAGGACGCTGCGGTGACCGTGTACTCCACGGATCACACGGCGGACCTCATGTTCCACCGCAACGCCTTTGCGCTTGCGATGGCTCCGCTGCCCATGACGGCCGCGGAACTCGGCGCCCGGGTGGTGACGGTTACCGACCCGATCACCGGCCTGAGCATCCGTTCCCGCATCTACTACGTCGGCAACTCCAGCGAGGTGCACGTCGCGCTGGACATCTTGTACGGGGTGAAGACCCTCGACGAGGCACTCGCCTGTCGGGGCGCTGACGAGTAGCGACGCTCTTGGCCTAGTCGAGCCTGCTTGAGGGCTTGACGGGGTGAGGTCGTATCGAGGGCACGGCCGCACGTTGGGTGGCGGGATTTGAGCCCTCAGAATAGGAGCCGAAATGGCAAAGACTGTTCCGACAATGGAGATCGTCGGCGATGCGGGTCGTGTCGTCATCAACGCCGCCGATTGGCCGATGTGGGAGAAGCGCGGGTACAAGCCCGTCGATGAAGACGCAGACGTGACCGAAGACGTGGTCGAGGATGAACCCGACGACGAAGAGGAAGACGAGGACTAACCGATGGCACTGACCGTAGAAGATGGCACTGGACTGAGTACGGCGGATAGCTATCTATCGCAGGCTAACGCCGACACTTACATCGCGAACCACGGCAATTCGACTGACTGGTCTGGAGCTACCAGCGACCAGAAAGACGAAGCCCTTCGCCTCGCCACGCAGTGGCTGGACTTGACGTACGGCCAGCGATGGAAAGGCATCCGGTCGAACTCAGACCAGGCCCTCGATTGGCCGCGCTCCGGCGTGAGTGATCGGGACGGTCGCGCTATTGACACTGACGAGCTTCCTCAGAAACTACTGGACGCAACGGCAGAAATGGCGTTGCGTCACATTACTGAAACGGATGGGATTATGCCTGACGAGGCTGATGCAGCGCCCGTCAAGCAGGAGAAGATAAAGGTTGGCGAGATCGAGGAGAGCGTCACATACGCCGCTCCAAAGCCGCAGGCTAAGCGGTTTACTATTGTCACGCGGCTTATCGCCGATCTGATCGAGTTGGGCACTGAGCTGAGGCGCGCATGACTACGCTCGATGACAAACTGGTACCGCGGATCAGTGAGATCATCACTAAGATCGGCGTAACAGCAACGTTCGCCGTGCGGTCTACTCCGAAGTTTGATGTAGACCATGGTGATGTGGTACACGGTGGTACTACGGAGCACTCAGTGCTCGTATCGCCGCCGCAGGCGTACCGCGATTCGCTAGTAGACGGTCAGATGGTGAAGAGAGGCGATAGCTATATTTACATCGCCGGTCAGGACGTGACTTTCACCATTACTGAAGATACCGAAGTAACAGTCGCCGGCGTCGTATGGAAGATAGTCGCCATCGATCGGTTGATGACTGGCAGTGAAATCGGCGCGTACCGCTTACAGCTGCGGAGTTAACATGGCCACCAGCGAGCTAGCTGAGTTCAACCGCCGCATCAAGGCGTGGACTCGTAAGCATACAGTAGCGCAAGGGACGTTACTCCAGCGCACACTGGCGCTTGAGGCCTTAAGGCGGCTAGTGCTTCGTACTCCAGTACGCACGGGGCGGGCACGGGGTGGATGGCAGTTGACGATTGACCGCGTAGCGGAGGATGACGTAGATCGTGTTGACAAGCGAGGTCAGACAACGATAAACGAAGGGATGGCGGCGCTCGGCAAGATACGATTTGGCTGCATTGTCTGGATCGCCAACAACGTGGAGTACATCCAGGCACTTGAGGACGGACATTCTAAGAAGCAGGCGCCTCGCGGAATGTTTCGTATCACAGTTCAAGACTTGAACATGATTTTGAGGTCGTTGACGTGACTAGCACAGAGATCAAGCGAGCTATACGGCGGCGGTTTCGTGATCAAGTTCAGAACGTGCGGCAAGTCCCGACGCAGTTCGGGGATCACCCGTTCGACAGGCCGGACGCGGTGTGGGCGAGGGTTACGATCATTTTCGGCGAGTCCACGCAAGTATCACGCGGGCAGACGAAGCGGTTTCGCGATACGGGCTTAGTGATGATCGAGCTGTTCGATCCGATCAACGACGGTGATGCGGAACTCAGTGAGCTAGCCGACCTCGTTTGCGAGGCGTTTCGAGCAGTGCAGTCAGAAGGGGTGACATACGCGACGCCCAGGTATGAGGAGATGGGACGACGAGACTCGGAGTGGCAGATCAACGTGGTCTGTCCGTTTTATGCAGATACGGTCGATTAGAACAGGAGACACGCCATGAGCGATGCTGATCGCGTGCAACTGGCTTACGCCGAGGAGGATTCATACGGAGTCCTTACGGCAACAACCGGGCAGGAGCTACGGTTCGCGGGTGAATCACTTCGGCAAGACACGACAGTCGCCGTGTCGAAGGAAATCCGTGACGACCGGCAGGTAACAGACGTTGTTCGCACCAGCATCAAGGCGATGGGTGACATCAACTTTGAGCTGAGCTACGGCACGCTGGATGACTTCTTCCAGGCGGCCTTGTTCGCTTCGGCCTGGTCGAGTGCCGTGAACGTCGCGGCGGAGTCCACAAACGTCGGCAGCGGCGACGGCGTCTATACGGCGGCGTCTGGGACTCCGTTCTCCACGATGGCCGCGAATCAGTGGGTGAAGATCACTGGCGCGTCCAACGCGGCGAACAACGGGTACTTCAAGATCACCGCAGTCGGCGGCAGTGGTGCGAGTATCACCACGACCAACTCCGCGTCGGTCACTGAAGGCCCAGTCGATCTGACTTACTCAATGGGTGCGCAGATCGTCAACGGCACGACGTTCAACCACTATTCCATCGAGCGGTGCTATGCGGACCTTTCCAACCAGTACTCGCTCTTCTCGGGAATGGCGGTGGACGCGCTTTCGCTGGCGATCCCGTCGGACAACATCATCACTGGCGCCGTCGGCTTCGCCGGCAAGGATGAAGACTCGACGACCAGCACGGTGTTTAGCACGGCCATCACGGACGCGAACACCAATGAGGTGATGAATTCCATCGACAACGTGGCATCTGCGTTGGAGAACGGATCGTCGATCAGCCTTACGCAGCTCAACTTCGCCCTTGCGAACGGGCTGCGAGGCAAGCCGCAGATTGCCAACCTTGGTCCCGTCGGCTACGGCAGCGGCAAGTGCACCGTGACTGGCGTTCTCCAGCAGTACTACGAGACTGCCGCGCTCATGGACAAGTACCTGGACCAGACCGAAAGCTCGTTGTCGGTTCGCGTCGCTGACGACGCCGGCAACTGCTACATTTTCGACTGGCCGCAGATTAAGTTCGGCACCGGCCAACGCGTGGCCGGCGGCGAGGAAACCGACGTTATCGCCGACGTCTCATGGCGCGCATACATGGACGCAAGTGAAGGCATCACGATGCGCATCGCGCGATTCCCGATCGCGTAGTAAGAAGGAGATTCCATTGGACCTCAAGCACTTTCGTACAGATCTCGACAAGGCCAAGAACGGCGTATGGGTGAACGTTGATCCTGACGGCGACGTGAAGATCAAGGTTGCCCGTATGAACAACTCGGAGTACCAGGCATACCTTTCGGAGCTGCTGGGCGTATCCGGCCGGAGAATCACCGGCGGGACCCTGCGGCGTATGCAGGACCAGAAGACCAGGTCCGAAGCCGTTCGGAAAGCCTTGGCGAGGCACGTTCTGCTTGACTGGAAGGGCTTCACCGACAACGGCGAAGAGGTGCCGTACTCCGAAAAGAAGGCGCTGGAGCTGCTCACCGATCCCGCGTATCAGGACTTCTACGACCTCGTGTTGCAGTCCGCCTCTGATGAGGACTTGTTCCGCGAGGAAGAGGAAGAGGAAGACGCGGGAAACTCGTCGAGTGCCTGATCTGGCAGCTGGAATGGGGAGAGCACCTTGGTATGCTTGAGAAGCGAGCAGCCAAGGGCCTCCCCACTCCGGCTCTTGATCGCAGACCTGAAGTTCCTGAACATCTGCTGCTTCCATGGTCGATGTTCTTGGAATTGTCAGCGATGCGAATCGCAAACCAGATCGGGCCACAACCCGTGTCGCTCGTGGAGTTCACGCATTGGTGTGAGTTACACGCAGTATCGTCGGTGACGCTACGCCGGTATATGTTCAAGCTACTGCGCGCAATGGATAGGGCGTATATTTCGCAGTTCCATGCTAAGATGAGTCGCCGAAGGAGTGACACTAAACATGGCAGTAGAGTCCCTAAGGATAGGCCTTGACGCTCGCCGAATGAAAACGGGCGCTGCTGAAGCAACGGCGGCTACCGATAAGGTAGCGCGCGGAGCTACTGCAGCTACGGCAGCCACGCTGAAAACCTCGCAGGCGATGAACGCCGGCGGGGCTGCGGCTGTATCCATGGCTACGAAGCTCAAGGTACTCGCGGCGGGATTCAGCGCTTTGCTTGTCCTCAAGAAAACCACTAGTGTCATTACCGAGTTTCAGGACACGATGGCAACGGTGAAGGCCGTGACCGGGGCGACTGACAAGCAATTTCAGCAGCTCGGGGCTACGGCACGGTACCTCGGTGCGACCACGCGGTACACCGCGTCGCAGGCTGGTGACGCTCTGCTGTTCTTGGCTCGCGCCGGCTTCTCCGTAGATCAAGCGCTTGGCTCTGTACGTGGAACGTTGACGATGGCTACCGCAGGCTCGCTCCAGCTTGGCGAAGCAGCGGACATTGCGTCTAACGTAATGAGTCAGTTTGGGCTCAACGTGGACGACGCCGCCGGACAAGCTGCCAACCTCAACCGTGTCGTTG